TTTTAGATTGCCTACTGTAATTTGAAATTGATCTCCAATCTCAATATTTTTAGGCACATCTAGCGGTGTGTAATACAGCATATTGCCATCATATTCTGCATCATGAATAGCCATGTGGGTAATAACACCCCAATCTGTTGTTGCTGTATTCCATTGCATTAAGTTTTCGTTAGTAGATACACCATCAAAAGGCTCTGATAGTTTTAACTCAAATCTTGTGTATGTTGCTCCCTCTACCTCTCTGCCTGTGTCATCTTTTGTTGGGTCTGTTGTATATAACGACACCCAAACCTTTGTAGGCGGAGTAAAGGGTACTTGTCTTGTTGTGGTGTTAATTAGCTTATTAGCCAAATAGTTTGAAAAGTCCATTTTTTTAAGTTCCTGTTAAGTTGTAATTTGTACTGCTAGTGGTTGAGCTGGAAATTCTGATTGCTCGTCTGATTTAGTTATGCTTGTTAATCCTCTTGTGTATAATGCTTCCCATGTAGTTAGTCTTTCATCATTCATTAGGAATGGAGCTGACTCTACTAATGATGCGTATAACAGTAAGTCAGGACATACTTCTAAATATTCGTTAGAAGGATTAGTGTCTGACAATACCTTTGGTATCTTGTAGTATGTCATATTTATTGTACTAGAGCCTGTAGGTCTAGGTGCTAACACAAAGTTATTACTTACCAATGTATAATTAACAGGAACACCATTACCACTAACATTATCTAATCTGTAGAACTGTGACACAGTTTTAAAGTTAAGATTTACAATAGGGTTTGCATCTATATGTATGTCTTTCATCTCCAAGAAATCTGATGGAGTTGGTACTTGAAAACCAGACGTTAGGTTGTAAGTAGACTGTTGCAGTGTTTGTCTGAGTCTTAAATCTCTGTTAAGTCTCTTCTCTGCTAATGCTACAAACATAGGTATCTTGTCAGTTAAATCTTGTCTTGCAAGATAATCTGCTATGTTGATCTTTAAATTGTCATACGAAGTAAATGCTGGCATTTATAATTTTCCTGCTTTCGTTCTAAAAAATAAGTTATCCGGGTCATTTAACCAAGCAAAGAAACGCTTTTGGTCTCTTACTTCAAACCCTTGCATAATTCCTTGTTTGTTTAACTTGTCTATTGCAGTAAATGGAATGCTAGCTACTTTATTGCCAAATAACTCATCTGACCACTTTTTGTCTGCATTATTGTAATCTTTTTTATTCTGTTCTATTAATTCAGTAACGTCTTGTGACTGCTCAATAGTTATTTCATCCTTATCATTAAGTCCAACGCTTGTTACTTTGTTGTTGTTTGGGTCTCTAAATTTTTTCATAAAACTCCTATAAAGGTAATGCCCCCGAAGGGGCAATAACCATATTACTTAGCTAAGTCAGCAATGATTGCGTGAGCTTTTTCGTTTTTAACAACGAGTGTGTACTCAACGTTCATTAGGTGTTTCTCTGAATCACCCATTTTAGCAAGTTTAGTTTGCTTAAACGGTCTGAGATACGCCACGTTTGCCATTGAAGAATCTAGTATAAATGCTGTGTCAGCACCATTTTCTTGCTCTGGAATAAATCTATCAGGAACCACTTGTAATGTGCCAAAATCTGACAAATACACATCGGCAGAGCCAATGATTGTTGTTGGTGATGATTTAGGAGCTTGATAACGCTGTCCTGCAATACCAGCAAATGTTGAAACTACTTGTTTTTGTGTCGGTGACACTAATAACATAGTTGGAGTTCCACCATTTTCATATGCTGATTTAACTGCTTCTTTTACCATATCTTCAGTAAATGCCGCCGCTGAACCATCTGTACGAGCAGTTGTACCTTCTGAACCTGCTGTACCTGCGCCTACATAGTTAGACTCTAACCATGTTTGTAAGCCACCTAATTTACGAGGTGCTGATGAGCTACCTGCATCTGCTTCTTGGTTTGAGAGTAGGATTGACTCCATATCTCTTTTGATTTCAGCAGAAGCTTTAGCTAGTTGGTACGCTGTTTCTGTAGAACGACCTGCTTTATCTACTACATCATCTGTAGTTGACACTTGGATAACTTTGTCAGAAATTTGAGTTCTGTTACCAACACGAGTTGTAGGTGTTAGAACTGCTGAAGTTGCATCCTGACCCTCAACTTGTGCGTTATCTAAATCTACGTCAGCTAGGTTGTCTGTTTGCCATTCATGGTATGTGTTTTTAGCTTTAGTTCTGCCAACAGTTGACATGAAAGGTGTTGTTGTAGGTGAGATATCATATATCGCATCCTGTAAGTCTTCACGAATACCAATGGTATCGTACGTTTTATATGTTGCCATTTTGTTTCCTCATTTTAAATAAAGTTTGTAAATACTGAAGTGGCATCTTCTATACTGCCTGATGACTTCAATCGTTTTTTCTGTTTTGTATAGACATCAGTTTTAGCAACTTTATTACCTTGCTTCGCCATCTTAGGAGCTTTAGCTACCTTTTTTGTAACGCCTGCTTTGGCTTTTTGTATTCTATCATATGCCATGGCTTTTTGTAATACCATAACGTGTCTATGATCGTATACTTGTGCTAGTTCTTGGTCACTGAATCCTATACTTTTTCCGAAGTTCCGAATTTCGCTTTTGATTTGTTCGGCCTTTTTGGGATCAGAAAATTCCTTTACTTTAGAGGTTAACATTTCTGCTTCATGAGCAACTAACTTAGCTTGCTGTTCTGCAGCTTGCTTTTGATGTGCTTGAGCTAATCGTTGCTGCTCTTGCTCAATCAATTGCAATTTTTTATTATTCTCTGTTTTCTCGGCAACTTTAATGCTCCAAGAAATAGGGTCATTTTCTTTTAGTTCATCTAAATCAACTTGTTCATCGCTATTTTCTAGCAAAACTTTAACTTGATCTAGTCTTTGAGCATATTGCTCACGTAATTGCATTGCTTCTTGGACAGCATGTGCTTCTGCTTCTACAGCTTTACGCTTTTCGGCTAAAGCTTGAGACTTTTTAGTGTAGTCGTCGCCTTTTTGGTAACCACTTATTAACTCATCAACGGTAACTTCTTTCTCTTCACCGCCTGACTTAACAGTATATGTTACAGGTTCGTCTTCTACTTCTTCTACTTCTTCGTCTTCTGATTCATCATCTTCATCTTCATCAGTTTCAGGGTTATCTTCTTCAAGTTCCTCTACTTCTGACTCGGGTTCTGTTTCTTCCTCAGCTTCCTCAGCATTTTCCTCAATGTTTTCCTGTTCTTCATTAGTTGCCTCTGGTTTATCGTTTGATTCCTCAGCTACTAACATCTCAGTAAAAACATCCTGTGCAGTACGTGGAGTTTCAACTGAATCGGCTGATTCTTGGTTGATTTGCTCGTTCATTTTATTTCTTCCTTTGTAATGATAGATTAACTGTCTATCTCAGCTTTAGTC